ACCTCGCCTCAAGATCGTGAAATGAGGTAGAATCTCGCGCTACGCCGGCTTAGCTCATCTGGTAGAGCAGTTGATTTGTAATCATCAGGTGGCGGGTTCGAGTCCTGCAGCCGGCACCATATCCAGCAAGGGGTTACGCGATGTTTGCGTAGCCCCTTCGCGTTTCCAATACCCCCCTCACGTTTCCAATGCGCGTCAGCGAGACGGTTTAACCGGCCGTGCGCCTCGCACGTAACGCGCCGTCATGCCCGGTCCGCTGTGACCCGCAAGGCGCTGTCCGGCCTCCAATCCTTCATCGATCGTCTTGTGCGTCACGCCGCGCGCGCGAAGATCGCGGAACTGAAACTTCGCCTTGTCGATACCGGCCCGCTCGCGTGCCTTGTCAAAGCGCGATCGCAGCTTGCCCTTCGTGAGTGGATAGCCTTCCTCGTCGCGCAGCAGGTAGGGCGAGACGTCGACCTTCGAACCACGCCAGGCCAACAGGCGTTCGATCAGCGCCGCGAGATCGCCCGTGATTTGTACCGTAACGAATGCGCCCGTCTTCTGCGTGCGAAAGATGAGGTTGCCACGCACGATGTTGGAGCGCTGCACGCGCAGGACGTCCGAAGGGCGTTGTGCGCAGAGGTCGGCCAGGTCCATCGCGTTGCGTAGCGGCTGGTCGGCCACCGTGTAGACGGCAGCATATAGCTCGTCATCGATGAGGATGTCCTGCCGCCCGGTCTCTTTCTTCCCGCGCACGCCGGCGCACGGGTTCGCGATCGTCATCATGCCCCACAGCCGCCCGCAGTTCAGGACCAGCGACAGCACGGCCTTCGTGCGGTTCGCTGTCACGACGCCGCGCTTCTCTGCCGTCGCGCGCCAGATCGTGGCGACGTCGGCCGGCGTGAGCGTGTCGAGCTCGCGAGCGCCGATGACGGCTGCGAGCCTCGAGAGGAACAGGTCGTACATGCGTTGCGTCGCCGCAGATTTCTGCGGCAGCTCGCGTATGCGGTAAGCCTGCTCGAGCATGGCGAACGTGTGCCGCGTCGTTTCCGACGACGGTGCACGAGCGCCTTCTAACTCGGCCCAACGTTGGAGTGCGACGACGCGATCAGTGCCGAGCGGCTCGAGAATGCGCCGTCCGTCCACCTCGCCGTGATCGTAGTAATAGCGCAGCGAGCCGTCCGCGTTCTTGCGCGAACGGAAGCGCGGGATTGCACCTGGAGTTTGTGCTTTGCCCGCCATCACACTGCGCCGAGATTGAGCGACGTGAGACCCGTCGGCTGCGGTGTACGCGCTTGTTTAGATTCAATGATTCCCATTTGCTTGTCGTGGTAAGCGCGTGCGACCAACACGCGGCCGTGCACATCGACGACATGCGGCCAACCCTGCCGAGCGAGCCACAGGATTTGGCGCGCGCGTTGCGGCGTGCCGGTCAGTTCGCGCAGTTCTTGTCGGCCGAGGTACGCGCCGGTGCCGCGCTGCGAGCCGCGACGTGAATATTCTTGCATGGTGATTTTCATTACGGAAGAGGACCACACGCAGCGCAATTGAGGGATTGGGGGATTGCGCGAAATGTGACTCTAACTATCTGATTCTTTTGGCTATTTGCTGCCCCTAATTGCCCTCAAATATACGGGGCGCCTCTTCCCAATTGGGGGCCTAAAAAATAGGCAGCGTCCGCAATTGAGGGCAAAACGGGCACGACTAGGGGCAACGCACTTGTCTCGATTCCTTGCCTCTCTTCGTATTCTTTCTTCTTCTCTTTCAATGAATTAGAGAGAGAAGAGAAAGGGGCGACGGCAGCCGGTGCAAAAATCGGACTAGGGGCAAAAGCGGCGCGAATAGGGGCAAAAGTGATGCGACACGGGGCGGGTGTCTTCTCAACAATCAATGACTTACGAGCGCAGACGCCCAAAATCCCCGAGTTTTCTGCGCTGCCCGCCCTTTCCCTGTGGAAAAACCGGCTTGTGCGCCCCCTCTCCCTCAAGGCCCGCGTAGCTGCCCGGCCGTTTCGACTTGCGGGGGGTACGGGGGGAACCGGGCAGTACGGCGGCCGCGTGACGGAGTGCGCCGATTGCTGCGCACATCGACGCACGCACCGGAAACCCGAATACAGGGCCGCTACGCGGCCAGAAAGAATGAGGGAATGGGTACGGCCGCGCGGCGGCCGCATCGGCTGAGAGGGCGTCATGCGGCGCCTCCTTGCAATGCGTCGGTGGCCAGGTCTTCGCGGATGGACACGTGCAGGCCGAACGCGGCCAGGCGTTCGAGCGAGATCGGCGTGAGGTAGCGCACGCGGCGCGTGTAGATGCGGCGTTCGACTTCCTTGTCGCCGACGATGACGCCGGCGTGCTTGAGCTGCGCCTTGAACACGCGGTCGGATTTCACGGGCAGGCCGTTCCACTTGTCGCGCAGTGCGCTCGTGTGGGCGATGTGGTCCATTACGTGGCCGGTGTTGATGAGCAGACAGAACTCGCCGTCGACGGTATCGAAGGTGTACGGGTGCTTGTAGTTGCCGCAGTCCATTTCCGACAGCGCGGTTTCCATGATCCAGACCCACGGCTCGCGATCGGCGCTCGTCTCGGCGATGTGGCCGTTCATTTCGGCAAGCAGGTCGCGCGGAAAGTCGCCTTCGCTCGGGTCCATGCCGGCGAACTCGCACAGGTAGCGCCAGGCGAGCGCGACGGCCGCATAGTTGCCGGCCATCCGCTTTGCGCCGTCGTCCTCGCCGCTTGCGCGGCAGTTGGCCAGGGCCTTGTCGCGGAGCGTCGCGTAATGGTCGGACACGGCGCGCTTGTCCAGGCCGGCGAGGAATTCGAGCCACTGGCGAACCGGGAAGCGCGGCAGGTCGTCGGGCATCAGCGGGCCGCGTTTGCCGGTCAGCGTCGTGCGTACGAGCTTGCCGAGCAGGCTGCGCACGGGCACGTCCTCGCCTGCCAGCATCACGGGGGCGCACAACAGGTATTCGGTCATGTCGGTGCCGCGGCGCGTCACGGTGTACTGGTAGTTCTCCTGCAACAGCCCGACCGCCTTGTCGATCACGTCCTGCCGGCGCGCGGACAGCTCTTCCCATCCGACCGGGTGGCTCGTGTGGCTGATACTGGTCAGCAGGCGGAACTCGGTCTGCAGCGACTGCCCGGAAAACATCGTGAACGCGAGCGAGCGCTCGAGGCGCTTGATGAGCGTTGACTTACCGGCACCCTTGTTCGCCTGGATCGTGATGTGCGGCCAGAAGCCGAGCAGCGCCTTCAGGTGGCCGCCGAGCGCCCACACGAGCGGGATCGTCGCGGCGTTCTGCTTGAACGTCGCCTGGTACGCGGCGATGACCCGGCGCGCGTCGCTGGCCGGGCCGGTCGGGAAGGTCAGGTTGTGATACGGGCACTGCTTGTCGGCTTCGGTGAAATAGCAGTCCGGTCCCTCGTTGACGATCAGACGGCCATCGCGCCAGGCGAGCCCGACGAAGTTCGCCGCCTGGCGTGCGCCGAGGTCGGCGCCGCGCTCAAGGATGTTGACCATGCGCTTGAACGGCGCTGGCGACCAGATCGGGCCGAACTTGCCCCACTGGTCGACGTTGTGGAGCTGGTCGTCGAGCATGACGCGGCGCACGAGCTGCGCGCCGTGGCGCGGCGCCTGCACCGACACGGCGAAATAGACGGTGGGCGCCTGGTCGGCGTCGCCCGTCATCGTCGACGTCGCGCTCGCCACGGACACGCGGCTGATACCGGCGATGCGGAAGCCGCACAGGTCCGTCATGACGGGCGTCTCGACGCCGCTTTCCTCGTTCTTTTCCATCTTCGTGATGTAGCTGGTGAAGTCCGGCCGGACGCGGAAACGCCAGTACTGCGCGAAGTCGTGCGACGGCAAGAAGATCCGCGGCCGGCCGCGACGCGTGGCGTCGCCGGCGAGGCCGGCGATGAGCCACGGCTCGAGCTGGTCGAGTGCGCGCTGCAGATCGGCCGGGCCGCGCAGCTGCAGGTAGTCGTTCACGTCGTTGATCGGCTTGACGGCCTTCTCGCCGTCCGCGAGGTCGGCGAACCAATTCGCCTGGTCGACGAGCACGGCGCTGATGTTCAGCGCCGTGAGCCGTTCGTAGAGCGCCCAGGCAGCTTCCGGCCCAGGCCGGCGGCCGGCGCGCGGGTGGCCGTCCGCGAACGGCTCGTCGTTGTCCAGGCAGATCACGATCTGTTTGCCGCGCAGGAACGCGAAGTCGATGCCGTCGACGTTCGCTAGGCCGCGAAGCGCCAGGGCGGCGGCGCCAGGCATCGTGCAGGTGTCGATCGACAGCGCGTTGATCGCGCTTTCGACGATGAACACGCGCTTCGCCTTGTCGAGGCGGCGAGGATCGGCGGTCCAGCCGTAGCCGGCCTTGTCGCCCTGGGTCTGCGTCTTGACGCCGCCGTTGAGCACCGGATCGACATAGCGCATGTCGACGGCAACGACACGGCCGTCGCTAGGCGCGCGCACGATGAACGCAGCGGCCGGGCCGGCGTGACCGACTTCGCCGGCCGCGACCTTCGAGCTGGTCCATGTATTGAAGCCGAGCGAGCGCGCGGCGATCGCCGCGTCGATCGCGCCGGCGGAAATGCCACGGCCGACGAGGTAATCGCGCACCTGTTCGCGCTCGGCGAAGCACCGATCGGCGATGTACTCGACGGTCGTTTTTTCGCGGCGCTCGGCCGGCGCCTGGCGCTCGAGCGGGATGCCGTACGCGTCGTGCAGGTAGCGCACCGCGTCGGCGACCGTGCCGCCGCGCGCGTGAATGACCAGGTCGATACACGAGCCGCCGACGTCGGCGCTGTGGTCGCGCCAGCCGGTGCCGTGCTTCGGGTGGTTCACGTAGATCGACAGGGATGGGCTCTTATCGTCGTGCTGCGGCGAGTGGTAGAGCGCCTTATCGCCGCCGCGGCCGCGCTTCAAGCCGAGGCGATCGGCGAGGTCGTGCAGGTCGATGCGTTGTTTCAGTTCGTCGATCGAGGCCATCGTTATTGCTGTTGCTGTTGATGCAGAGAGAGGGCGGCAGGGTTACCGGGTGTCGCAGGGCTGTCGACGAGCGCGCGCAGCGCGCCGGCCGATGCGGGGAAGGCAAGCGCCAGGCGATCGCCGAGGACGCTGACGAACAACGCGAGCGCGGCGATGCGTTGCAGGCTGCCGGGCTCGTGGTTGAAGCGAAGAACGTCGGCAGCCGCCGCGATGGAAGCTGCGAGCGCGGCGTCGTGAGGGGGAGTTGTGTGCGTCATGCTGCTGCGCCTCCGAGGATGTCGTGATGGTTCTGTTGCAGGCGTTGAACGGCGTGCTGCAGCTCGTAGCGCGAGGTGATCGCCTGATCGAGCATGGTGCGCAGGCGCTTGCGGTTGCGTTCGAGATTCGACGTCGCGTTCGCGAGGGCTGCGGTACGCGTCGCGCCGTGGCCGATGCGGATGCCCGATATCAGGTGCGTGACGACGCACTTTTCGGGGTGGCCGTCGTGCAGGTGCGACTCGATGTGAATGCCGAACGTGGCGCCGGCGTCGTTCGGGATAGCGACGTGATCGCCTGCGACAGTGCGCAGGCCGGCCGGAGTCAGCAGCTCGTAACGAATGGTGGGCTCGTTCGTCATCGTGTCAGCCCCGCGGCGGAACGGCCCAGGCCAGCGCTGCGACCACGACGATCATTGCGACGACGCCGATCACAAAAGCGATCGGCCGGGCGAGCCGAACGTCGAACAGGCGCAGCACGTCGGCGGCCAGGCAGTAGACGCCGTAGAGGGAGAGGGAAAGCATCAGCAGCACGCCGATGCTGAAAACGTAGGGCTTCATGGTGTGGTTCCAGGTGAGTGCGCCGGCGGCCGGCGCGGACGGATCAGTCGAAGTCGTTCGCGGCGCGGCGTTTCCCGTCGACGGCCGGCAACTCGGGCGCGGGTTCTCGATCGCGCCATACGTTCGCCGTGCATTCGAAGGCGTGGCGGGCGGCCGGGCACAGGGCGTCGAAATTCCCGACCATGCGCAGGCGGCGCCACATCGCGCGCAGATCGACGTCGGTGAGGGGCGCGCGCATCGGATCAGTGCAGAACGATGGGCGTCAGGACGGGCATGCCGGCGTCGGCGTCCCAATGGCAGCCCAGCGCGTAGCCGAGCCGCCGGGCAGTGCCGACGAACACGAGCGGATCAATGTCGGCGCGCCACAGTGCGCGCAGGTATTCGCGGCGTTTGTCGAGCGACAGACGGGTCGGATCGAACGGCATCACGACAGCGATAGAAGCGAGAGTGGCCATGCTGATCTCCTTTTTTCAGGCAAAAAAAGTCCCTCGCGCCGGATAGGCACGATGCGAGGGGAAAACAGGGGGAAAGGGGCTAGGGCGCTAGACGGGCAGTTCGAGCTGCTCGACGAGACGCTCGCGCACGTTTGGCGAGAGCGGCAGGTTTAGCGACAGATTCGGGGTCGCGGACGGCGACAGGGTGCGGGCGAACTCCATGTTCACGACGTACGTGTGGCCGCACTCGACGTTGTTGCACTGGTACGTGACTTCCCGGAAGGTCTGGGACATTTCGCGGCTGCTGCGCGCGGTCGCGCGCGTGCGGCAATGGGGGCAGCGGTTCAGGATGCGCATTTCGGCTTACTCCGGACGAGATACAGGGCGCGGCCGCGACCGTTCAGTTGCTTCGAAGTGAGGCGCAGGCGACGCTTCACGAGCCACTCGGCGGCCGCCTCGATCGACGGGAGGCTGTACTGCTGGCGCACACGTTCCAGCACGTCGCGGTCGGCATCTGAGAAAGAAATCTCCGTGCTGGTTTCGGGCATCGTAGGAGCTACTCATTGTTGGCGGTTCGGTGCCTTCGTTCAGGCGCCGGCGTGGTCCAGAATCGTGGCATTGCGTTCGGCGAGCACGGCGGTCGCTTCGCGCATCACGATCTCGCGAATCAACACAGCGAGCTGCTCGCCTTGGTAGTTCGCGAGGGCCGTGAGAACGGCCTGCTCGTAATCATCGAAGCGAACGGTGTGCTTGTTGTTGCGGATGCGCTTGGGATCGGGATACATGCGGGCTCCTCAATTCACGAGCGGGCAGAACGAGAACGAGGGATGGCGCGAAGCTGGCGCGCGCCGATACGGATCAGCTCGCGCGCCATGCTCGAAATCGAGCGATTGCGCTGCGCGGCGAATTGTTCGAGCTCGTCGCGCTCGGTGGACGTCAGCCGGACGTATACGGGCTTGTCCGACAGGGTGCCGCGTGGCGATCGGCGCGGGCCTTTGGCGGTGGTCATGGTCGGTATACTTTGGTAGTTAGCCTTGCGTTACGGTAAGGCTAGTGTAATGAGCTCAAACGAGCACGTCAATTAAATTATAGGTTCATATGAACACGATAGGCACGCGTTTGAGGGAAGAGCGCTTGCGGCTCGGACTGAGTCAAGATGAATTTGCAGCGGTAGGGGGCGTGTTACGCCGTGCGCAATCGAATTACGAAGCGGACGAGCGGTCGCCCGACGCGAAGTACCTGAGCGCGGTCGCCGAACTCGGGGTTGACGTGGTTTATGTATTGCGCGGTAGGAGGTCCGCCTCTAGTGAACAAGGCGTCGATGCGGACTCGGAGGACGATGAGCGCTATTTCATCGATTGCTTCCGACAACTCAACGAAACAGGCAAAGCAACCCTGCAGTCGTTTATTGGCAGCGTTCTAAATCAGGCCGTCATGCTCAAGACGGGCACGCCGCAGCGCGCAAAACGCCTGCCGGAAAATCGCCGCGCAGCGCTGGACCAGCGGGCAGCGGAAAACGTGGATCGTGCGATGGCCGAAATCGAACGCTTGCGCGCCGAGCGGGCTGCGAAGGACGGAAAGAAGTAGTCCGGGCGCGTCGTCGCACGCCAGCCATTCTTCACACAAACACTGTATATCCATCCAGTATTGAGTTAGCATCCTGAAAGCCGGCGATGCTGGCGACGTGGGGTATTCCGAGGCAACCGCGTCGTGTTGCGTGTCGTCGGTCCATGAACATGTTTGTGAGGGACCAGAAGAATGAGCATCGACATGAAGCACAACAACGGCACGGTTGGCATAGCCGCTCGTCATACGGACGCACGCACCCAAGCGATGGGCGGGGGCCGAGTCCGTTCGGACATGACCGGCTGTGAGCGCGATGTTGCACGCGCAGCGATCGACGATGCCATGCAGTCGGTCAGCCACGTGCTCGAAGTTGCGATTCAGGCGATGGGAAATCTTCGTGTCGCGCGCGCGGCGCTTGCGCGGTGCGACGACGGGCCGCCAATTCGTGCGAATATGAACGATCACTAGAAGTCGCGTTGACCGACTCCCATAGCAAGCAACCTGAAGCCCGCTGCGTGCGGGCTTTTTACTTTCCGCCCTTCTTGAAATGCGACCGGTGCCGCTCGGTCGTCGGATCGTCACGCATTTCGAGGTCGAGCGCGGTCGCGAATCCGCCGTCGCCGTCGATCGTGTGCGTCGCCTTCTTCACGAGCCACGCCGTCTCGTCGATTTCCGGTTTGAAGCCCGACAGCGTGACCGGCATTTCGGGGAACAGATCGGCGCGGCCGCGCGCGAGCGAATAGCGCATCGTCGCCTGGCTGCGCTGCATGCGCTTGAACGCGGCCTGCGCCGCGGCTCGCGCTTCGGCTTCCGTCGCGTAGTCCTCCGGCAGCACCTTCACGTTCTTGTTGTTCTCCCCGCCGACAATCACCGACTTCCGCTTCGCCTTGCCGTTCGAGTGGTAATGCGCACGCACGGCCGAATAATTCTCGCGTTCGGATACGTGGTACGCATGCTGGTCGCCGCTTGCGCGCGTCAAGTTCAACACCTGGAACGACTTCCCGCTGACGGTCTTGCCGGTGCCGATCGGCGTGAACAGCAACCGCAAATCCTTGACGTTCATCACGGCGTCGTAGCGCTTCGCCAGGCGCGTCAGAAACGACATATCGCTTTCGTGCGTCTGGTCGATGTGCGCGATCACGATCTTCGCCAGGGCGTCAGCGACGGCGGGCGTCAGCTTGTAGCGCGCCGCGATCGCGCGCACGATCGAGCCGATCGTCTGCTTGTGCCAGCTCTTCTCACGGCGCTCCTGCATGCCGTTCGACATCGATGCCGAGCGTGCCCGCACGGTCAGCGTGTCGGGCGCGCCGCTGTGCTCGAACTCGGTCACGACGAACGTGCCCTTGTCGACGAGCTGCTCGCCGGCCCAGCCGATCGACACCTTGATTTCGTCGCCACGCTTCGGCAGCGCCAGATCGCCGCGCGAGTCGTCGAGCACGAGGTCGATGGTATCCGCATCGTCAGAGCGCGATTCCGTGAGGGTCAGCGATTCGAGCCGCGGCAGGAACCGACGCGAGATGTCGCGGCCGCCGAGCGTGATGCGGTAGTCGGCCATCGGTTCAACACGTTCGAGCCGATACACGGCTGCGTTCGAGTGTTCCATCGCACGCGTCGTCATGCCTTCGGCTCCGCGGCCGTTGCATCGTCGGTTTCCGAATCATCGGCCAGCGCCGCGTCCTGCTCGATACGCAACGCGTCGTCGTCGACGCATTCGAGCGTCAACGTGAATTCGATCCTGCGCGCAGTGCCTTCGCGGGTGAAGTAACGCCGCGTCTCGTCGAGGCCCACGATGAGGTATGCGCCGTAGACGGTTCCGAGACCGTCGACCAACACGTACGCTTCGCCGACGTTCGCCATCTGGACGAGCTGCTCGATCGACGCGCTCGTGCCGATTTGGTCCGGCGCGATGAGACCGTCGAGCGTGATGACATCGTCGCCCTGGCCGGTGTACTGGCGAGCATCGCGCGCGCCGATACGCGACTTCTTCGGATGCTTCCAGTTCCGGCGCCGCTTCAGCTCGTGGAAGGGCGCAGTGGTCAGGCTGAACACGAACTGATCCAGCGACAGCAACATGGGACAGATCCTCCGTGAATGTCAGTCGGACAGGCGCGAGCCGGCGCGCGCACGCTGCGCGCGTTCGCGACGATCCAGCTCGGCGGCTACGGCACGCGCGATCGCGCGCGGATCGTCGCCGCTCTGCGGGTAGATGTTGATGATGATCGACGCGGGCGCGGCGGCCGATGCAGACGATGCTGCAGCCGGACCCGACGCCGTGATCGGCGCCCGCCGGTCGATTGGCACGATGGGAGCTGCCGTCGACAGCGCGGGTGTACCGAACCCGGTCACGGCGGCCGTCGCGAGCCCGAGCGCCGCGCGCGCGACGCTCGGCGCTTCGCCTGCCATGCCAAGCGCCGTCCCCTCACCGACGAACCCGCCCAGCTCGGCGAACACGCGGCTCGGGCTATGAATGCCGAGCTTTTCCTTGAACCATGCAATCGCGTTTTCGCCGACGTTGTGAATGGCCTGCCGGACAGCACCCATGCCGCCGAGGAAACCCGCCACCATTCCGTCGATAATTTGTCCGCCGATCGTTGTGAAACGGCCGACCAGGCCGGACATGAATCCAACGATGTCGTCCCAATGCCGGATGACGACGCCGAGCAGAGTCCAGTTCATGAAGAAGTCGGCAATGCCTCGGCCGGCCGACGTTGCCGTGTCCGCAATCCAGTTCCACGCCGCGCCGGCAGCCGCCGTGATTTCGTCCCAGTGACGGACGATGACGCCGACGAGGGTCCAGTTCATAAAGAAGTCGGCGATCGATTGCGCGGCTGACACGATGCCAGCCTTGATGAGCGTCCAGATTGCCGCGGTGATGGCCTTCAGGTCGTTCCAGTGGTCGACGATGAAACCCAGCGGCGTCCAGTTCATCAGGTATTGCGTAATCGCGCTGGTCACGCTGTCGACGACCTGCAGCACTCCCTTCCAGAGCCCGGCGAAGAAGCGGCTGATTGGCTTCCAGTACCGGTAGATCAGATAGGCCGCACCCGCGATGACGACGACGGCTGCCGTGATTGCCAGGCCGATCGGCGTCGTCAGCATCGCGCGGCCGGCGAACAGGGCGGCGCTGGCGAACATGCGCCAGGCAGCGGCGCCGATGCCGAGTGCGCGTGACAGGATGCCGCCCTGGATGCCGAGCGTCGACATGGAAAAGCGCACGATCGCCAGCGGTCCGAGCACGCCGGCGAGTGCGATCGTGAAGGTTCCCATCACGACGAGCAGTGCGGCGAACGCGGCGAGCACGGACAGAATGACCTTCGCCGCCGCGCCGTGGCGCTGAATTAGGCCGATGAGGTTGCCGACAATCTCGCGCGTCTTGTCGAGCGCCGCGTTGTACAGCGGCGCGATGCGCTCGCCGATCTCGCGGCGCAGGTCGCGGCCCTTCGCAAGCAGGTCGTTTTCCTTGCCCTGGGTTTGCAGCGCAGCGAGCTTCGCCGCGTCGTCGATGCCATATGCGCCGCGGTTGAGCTTTTCGTTCTTGTGAATCTGGTCGCGCTGCATGTACATGGTCGAGAACAGGTTCGCGGCGGTCCGGTTGGTGAAGATCGTGGAAATCATGTCTTTCACCTTGTCCGGGTCCGTGATGCCCTTCTTCGCCATCTGCGGGAGCAAGACCTTTTCCAGCCATTCAAGCGGCGACGCCTTGAACAGATCGCCGCCGAGCAGCGCGCCCGGTTTGATCCGTTTGATCATCCCGATCTTGTTGTATTCGACGTTCTTCTTGTCGACCAGGCCGAGATTCATCATCTCCTTCGCCGCGCGAACGGTCGTCTTACCCTGGTAGACGTTGCTATACGCAGACATGAGGCCGGTGCCGACGCCGTGGCCGCCCATTTCCTGAATAAGCGGCTCCATCTGGTAATAGAAGGCGTCCTGGCGCATCTGTTTCGCCGCGACGCCGCCTGTCTGGATGAAGTTGCGCCACTCGTCGCCACCGACGCGGCCGCCGGTCGCCGACAGCACCTTCTGCACCATGTTCGCTTCGTTCTTGAACGTCGCTTCGTCTTTCGTGCCGCCGCGCAGCTCGATCACCTTCAGCATGTTCATGAACTTCTCTTCGTTCGCGTGCGCGTCTTCCGCGCCGAACAGTGCTTCGTTGGCGAACTTCATTTTCGCGAGCGTCGGCATGACCATCTGCGCGTGATGCTCGTCCGCGAAAATCGACAGCGCGTCGCGCATCAGCGTCATGTTGTCGGACGTGCTGACGCCCATCATGTTCATCGCGCGAACGTACTTCTCGGCGTCCTGCGTCGCCTGGTCGCCGAGGCCGAGCGCCGTGATGCGCGCACGCTCGTTCGTCATCTTCTTGGCTTCGTCGAGC